TGGTGGCCCTTCTTGTCTTCGATGTCTTTTGAGAAAGATACCGACGTCAAGTCTGCCCGCTGTCCTGCAGCTGGGTCCTTGACAAGAGCCCTCTCAAGGGCAATTCAGATCGCCTTCTTGGAATTTAGAATTCCAGGTGATCAGCCCGCTGTTGCGGGTTTGAATTGCTCCTCCTTGGAGGGGAGTTGGAAGATGGCCGTGGAAGAAATGCTGCGACGCATTCCTTGCAAGGGTAGAGTTAAGCATAGACTTGTCTTGATGCTTAAGTCGTGTAAGAGGCTTTTCGATAGCCCTTGCATCCCTTGTGATAAAGAGGCCGGGAGGAAGTCGAGAGAGAAGTGGGATTTTCACGTTGGCAAGGACGTGCCTGTTTCTGTCTCGGACCGTTGTCGGGGGGCGCTCCCTTTTCTTAAGAAAAGGGTCCGTGTCCTCGTTTCGGGGTGGGGTCGGAGGTTGGGTGATGGGCGTCTTGGTGGCGACCCGTACCTTGGTGAGTATGTTCCTGACATACAGGGGTGTTATGAGGTTCCCTCCCGCCAGGGGGGGACGCTCGCTTGCTCTGAGGACAGTTACTCCGGTGACTGGTCCCTTCTTCGGAGAGGCGTGGCAAAAGCTAAGGGAAAACATCGTGTCGTAACGATGCAATCCGCCGAGGTTAAGCGTGTCTTGACTCCGGTTCATAACGCTCTTTACGATCACATCAGTTCGTTCGGCTGGTGTGTCCGTGGGGACGTATTGAAGGGGGATTTGGAGGCTGTTGTCAATGACCTTCGTGAAGGGGAAGATTTTATTAGCGGGGATTACCAGTCTGCTACTGATAATATCTATCTTCCTGCCGTCGAGGCCATTGTTGATGTCCTTTGCGAGTCCCCGGAGCTGTCGTCGTTGGAGAGGAGTGTTTTGAAGGAGAGCTTTCGTGACCTTAGGTGGGAGTCTTCATCTGGCGTTCAACACCAGATAAAAAGGGGTTCAATGATGGGAAATTTGGTCAGTTTCCCATTATTGTGCCTTCTCAATAAGGCTTGCTTTGACATCGCCTGCGATGTTACCTATGGTCCCGGGAGTGGGCGGATCGGTAGATTCAACGGGGACGATTGCGCTTTCTGCGGATCAGGTGCTTTTTTTAGTACCTGGCGTTCTTGGACTGCGGTTTTCGGTCTCGTTGTTAACGAAGAAAAGACGGGGGTTAGTCGCCGTTGGATCGAGTTGAACAGCTCGGTCTATGACACTCGCCAGCACAGGTTTGTTGGAAAACCTGTCCTTTCTTTTCTTCGACCTCCTCGATCTGCTCCCGGATCTATTCTCCCTTCCGTCTTGAAGGGTATCTCATCTTTTCGTTTGTCTGTTCGGAAATGGATAGTTTGTGATTTGATGCGATACGAGATCGTCGTTCGCGGCGTCTTGTCCAGTCTGTCTGAGATTGGGCCCTTTTGGCGGGAGGAGCTTCTCCGTCGGCGGTGGTTTCGGGCTGGGTGTCTTTCTGACCCAGCCCCTGTCAAGGAACGTGGTGTGAACAGGGACCTAGCCGTTCGGCCAGGGCCTCCCCCCTGTTCACGGGTTTATTCTTTCATTTCGAGTTGTGCTGCCTCTCTCGGGAGGGAGCGTGTGGATCGGTGGCGTGGAGTGAGGGTGGTTCCTCATTCTGTTGTTATTGATCGACCTGCTTTGTTGAAATGGAAGAAGAGGATCCAGTCCCCGAGGCTTTCGTCTGTGTTCAGCTGGGGCGGTTTTCGTTGGGGTTTTAGTTGGCCTGAAGAACTTCTCTCTTTTTTTGAGAGGCGTTTTCCAGGTTACCTTTACTCCTCGCGAACTGACAAGTGGAAGGATGACCACCCTTTTCTTGTCAGAGTACCTGTCGTTTTCGAACGACCTCGTACTAGCCGCCCTAGCTGGCGCAACCCTGCTTTTGGTTCCACCTTCTGCTCCGATTTCCCTTGCGGTTATCGGTGATTGTCAAGCTGCAGACGGTGCCGTAGAGTGCGGGAGGAGGGTGTGGTCGTTGTGGTATGGAGTCGGTTTTTCCTGTCTCAGAGCGAGTATTGTGAGGTACTCGGGGTAAACCCGGCCGGTGTTGGCTTTGTCAACCGGACCATCTGAGATCTGTGGGATGTAATGAGGCACGAGTGCGCTCCTCTACCATCCCGACTCCATACTTTTCCTTGCTTTTGCTTGGCTTCTACCACCTTTCCGGCCATGAAAAACCGACTCGAAGGTGATGCTCTCCGCAAGGAGAGAACGACGGGGTTACCCCCCTTAGGGACACCGTGGAGG